ATCTTAGTTAATCATTCAACAGACATTTTAATAAAAGCACAAAGTGGATATTATACAAGATTAAAAATTAAAATAGTTAGTGATAATAATGAGGATTTTGCAATTGAATTACAAAGGGTTGATACTACTGGAAATACAACAGTAGCATTTGAAATAACACCATTAGGTAACGAGGCAATTACATTAACAAGTTCACATAGTATAAGCGGATCAACATTAGAGCATGTTTGTGAAAGAGGTGAGTCAAGAAGTTCAAATGATACAGCTGGGTATAAATATGATTCAAGATTTGAGGATAATGCTAAAATTAGGTTAGGTGATGGTTCAGATTTACAATTATATTCAGATGGTACAGATGGCTATGTTATAGCAAACGTAGATGATTTAGTTTTACGTTCTGCTGATGATATTTTTATGGAAGTAAATTCAGGGGCAAATGCTTTAATAGCAAGAGGAGGAGGTACTGTAGAACTTTTCTACAATAATTCTATAAAGTTTGAAACAACAAGTAATGGTGCTGTTGTAAGTGATTATTTAGGTGTAAAGGATGTTGTTGCTGTTGGTGATAATGATTATAATGGTGGTGTCTTTGCTAGAGTTGGCAATACAAGTTATGATGGTAATTGGGGTTTTAATATTCAAAGGACATCAGGAGTTGATGACTATAATGTTAGGATGCAGTTTTACCCCAATACTGGTACAACTAGAAAATTAGGTTTATATAATGCAAGAGGGAATAATTGGATTTTATATGCTGATGGTAGTGTTGCATCAAATTGTGATGTAAAAATTCCAAATGGCAATTTAATGGTTGGTAGCACCTCAGCACCTAACCATAGATTAGATGTCAATGGAAATATAAATATACCTGGAGGCAATAAAATAGTTTTCAATAATGAGCCAAATGCTTGGTTTTTACAAGCAAGAACATCTACTAGCACACCACTTATGAGTACGAATTTAAAAAATTTACTTTATTGCGGTGGTGGTTCATTTGAGGGGTTTTCTGTTGGTGGAACTGGAACTGGTGACCCATCTTTTGAGGTTAGCAATAGTGGATATTCAAGAATAAAAGAAGCACTAGGAATTAGCATGAACCCACTAACTGATGGTGGTGAATTATATATAAATAATGGTCAAACTGCATTAAATCAAGGACATCCAGCAACATCAGGTTCAACACAAAATGCAATAACAAGGGTTTTTGCTGGTTATGGAACTTATGGTGAGGTTTTAGATACTGGATTTAATGTTTCATCTTCACCTTATGCTTGGATTCAGGCAACTAATCATACTGCTTTAAATGTTAATTATAATCTTATATTAAACCCAAATGGTGGGAGTGTTGGAATTGGAACTGGTCAAACTGCACCAGCTACTAAATTACATATTTCAGGAGGTGACCCATCAATAAGATTAACCCCAAGTGGAAGTAATGATGCTAGAGTTGATTTTACAGATAATGGGGGAACAGTTAGATGGTACACAGGATATGATGTTAGTTCAGGTAATTTTGTTATGGCTGCTGATGAAAGTGGTTTTGGTGGTTCTAATATTGTGGCAATAAATGATTCAGGTCGAGTTGGTATCGGATTAACAACTGGAATAAATCAAAAACTAACAGTTAATGGTAGTATATCTGTGCCAAATGCTAATCAAATTTATTTTGCTGGACCTAATGATGCAAACTGGAGAATAGGTAGGAATATACATAGTTATACTAACCAAATAGTTACATCTAATTCAATTGATATTGTAGCACACCATAGTGGTGGACAAGGTTTTTCTATTGGACCAAATGTATCAAGTTATTATGCATCATTAGAAATAAAACATGGAATTAGTGCTGACCATTATATTATGTTTACTGGTAAAGTTGGCATAAATACAAGTAGAACTGATGAAGCATTAAATGTTAATGGTAATATTAAAGGGGTTAGCACATCACAAGGATATACACACTTTTTCCATAATGACCCATATCATGGAATGACACTAAGAGGTTATCCAACAAACAATTCTAACTATGCCATGACAGCGGCAGATGTTATGAGTTTTATGGAGTATGGCGGTGATTTTAGATTTTATAAAAAAAATGCAAGTGTTTTAACATTACAAGGTAGGTTAGCAAATGGAACTTGGACAGTTACAGATGATATTGTTGCTTTTGGCTCACCATCGGATATTAGATTAAAAGAAAACATAAAACCTATTGAGAGTGCCTTAGATAAGGTTAATAAATTAAAAGGGGTTACATTTGATTGGAAAGAAAATGAGGATGATTTAACAAACATAAAACATGACTATGGTTTTATTGCTCAAGATGTTGAAAAAGTAATACCTGAATTAGTTAGAACTAAAAAAGATGGCATGAAGTCATTAAGGTATCAGGGTATAACACCAATATTGTTAGAAGCAATAAAAGAGTTAAAAGCAGAAATAGAAGATTTAAAAAAGTGTAATTGTAAATGTAAATAATTATGGCTGTTCCTGATACTGGTTCAATAGAAATGCTTAAAGTAGCTAAAGAAAGAAAAGGGTATGGATATACGAGTGCTACTGGGATAACATCACCTATTTATATGTCAGATATTCAAAGATTAACTGGTGGCAATTCAAGTGGTAGCGGTGAGAGTTACCCAGCTGTTAATTTAAATAATCCAGCTGACCAGCGACCTGATGGCTCAAATCCTCTATACATGAGTGAATTTAGAAGTTATGAGCAAAACCTAACTAGAACAGCATTTTATTATATATATAGTTCATCAAGTTCAAATGATTCATGTGTGCAAGGAATACCAAGTGGACCATATTATCATACTGATGGCAATAATTTATATCCTGATGCTTTAGATGGAACTTATACAGCATATACAACTGAAACTGGCACAACACCAGTTTCTAGTGGTTATTATCAAATATTTGATTCATTCTTTAATTCAACTGGAAAATATATTTATGTCGGTTCAAATGGCTCAATAACTGGTGGTGGTAGTTGTTAATTTTATTATTAAATTTGTAAAAAATAAATTATGGCAATTTTTTATAAATACTTAATACATCAACTTGATGCTAAAATAAATGATGATGGCAAAGACAATGTAATTTACAATGTTCATTATGGTATTGTTGGAACTGATGATAGTGATGAAAATATAAATTATTCAATCAATGCTGTATTACATTTAGAAGCACCAAGTGAAGATTTTATTGAGTATGATGATTTAACAAAAGAAAATGTCATTAGTTGGATTGATGCAAGTGGTGATGTTGAAAATCTTAAAAACATTATTAGCGAAGAAATTACTAAAAAATTAAATCCAACTGATATTCACTTAAATCCTAACTGGGAATAATTTAAATTTTATATAAAATGGCAAAACTAGAAAAAGAAAAATTAAAAAAACTACAATCTTTTATAGCAAACAAAGAAGCAATTATTAAAGAAATAGGTGCTAGAACTGTTGCTTATAATTTAATTTTTAAACTACAAGAGCAACTAGAAAAAATTGAAGTTGATCAAAAAGAGTTCACAGACGAAATTGAAAAAGATCATGGGCCTTGCTCAATTAATGTTGCAGACGGCGAGATAACTCCTATTGAGAAAAATGAGGAGTAATGCCATTGATCAATGCATCAAGTTTTTTATTATACAAAGACGAGACCGCAATTGGCCATTCTCAAGAGGTTAATTTTAAATTTGAAGTAGATCTTGCCGAAGTAACAAATAAAGATTCGCAAGGTTTTGCTGAGTATTTACCATTTATAAAGGGCGGATCCGCATCTGTAAAAGGTTTAACGGCCTATAATGACTCTTTAAATTTTACACAATTTGCTGATCAAGTTTTAACAAGGGCCACCCAAGTTTTTTATTTTAAGGACCCAAATAATGAAGAATTTGTTATTAGAGGCACTGGGTATATTGAAAGCGTTGACGAGGTCGGCGATCATGAGTCAATTACTGAGTTTAATTTAGAAATAAAGTTATCCGGGGTTTATACTGCCGGTGACTATAGAAACTGGGAAAATATATTTGAGTACTGGGAGGACATTGCCTCTAACTGGGAAAATACATAAATTTATTATTTGTATATTTACAGAAAATTTAAAACATATATAAATGGCTACAACTGGTGTATTTAACGGAACTGATTTATTATTAAAATTTCATTCAACTGATGGATCTGAAGTTGCTGTTGGACATTCAACAAGTGCTACATTATCTTTGTCAAATGATTTACCTGAGGCAACTACAAAAGACAGTAGTGGCTATGCCGAGCATATTGCGGGTGTAATTTCTGGCGAGATTTCATTTGAAGGCCTTGTTGCATACGACGACTCAAACAACGCGATCGAAGCAGCTGATTATTTACTTGGGAGAACTAAAGTTTTCTGGGAATTTGGGACAGCTGAAACAGGTGACTCAGTTTATTCAGGCGCTGGATTTTTAAACAGCGTTGAAATGAGTGCAGAAATGGAAAGTCCTGTATCTTTTAGCGGTTCAATAACCGTTACTGGATCTATTTCTAAAGCAACTAATCCTTAATAATTAATAAATCAGGCACATAGTTTTTTCTGTGTGCCTTTAATTTTATTTTATGGCAAACAAGAAAAGAGGTTACTATACTATTAAATTAGGCGGTAAAAACAGAGTCATGCATTTCAGCATGAATTTTTGGGCAAACTTTACAGATCTGCTTAATATTTCATTAGAAGACTTGGGCAAGGTATTTGAGAACGGCGTTTCAATAAAAGCAATTAGAGCATTAATTTATTCAGGCCTATTGGCAAATGATCAAGAGCAAAATAACGAAATTGATTATAATGAGTTTACAGTTGGCATGTGGCTTGAAGATTTTGATGCCGATAAATTAGACGAAATTGTTAACGCAATGTTAGAGTCAAGAATTTTAGGCAATAACTTAAACGCCGGTATTGATCGAAATATAAAGCAAACTACAAAAAAGGGAAAGTAACAAGCCAACTTGATTTTGACACGCTTATTGACTTTTATATTGGTCAGGTTGGCATAAACCCAAACGACTTTTGGGCAAACACGTGGAAAGAAAACCAATTACTTGGCGAGTCGTATTTAATTAAACAAAATTTAGAGTGGGAAAGGACGCGATATTTAAGCGCCATGATTTATAATGTAAACTGTCAAAAGAGATCCCAAATGATCAAACCTGACAAATTATTCCCGCTACCACAAGACGTATATTTAGAAAGAGGAAAACCAAAAAGTACGGCCGATCAAATGGTTGCATTTAAGAAAAGAGTCGAGGGTATGAAGTTTAAACCCATTGATTAAATATTCACTATTTTTGTAAAAACTTCTTTTTATGGCTGAACAAAGATTGCGGTATTATATAACAGGAGATGCCAAAGGTTTAAATGCTGCATTAAATAGGGCAAGTTCAAGAGTTAGTGCTTTTGGAAATAAATTGAAATCTGTTGGTGCATCTTTACAAAGATTTTCTGCTATTGGCGCATTAGCTGGCGGTGCTGCTATTAAAATGGGCGCTGACTTTGATAAGTCAATGACAAAAATAAAAGCACTTGTGGTCGTTGCCGGTGACGAGGTTGACGCAATGTCAAGTAAGGTCAGACAAATGGCGAAACAAACAGGCGTTTCATCAAGCGAAGCCGCAGACGCTCTATTTTTTATAACATCGGCCGGGTTAAGAGGTTCAGACGCAATGGATGTTTTAAATGCGTCTTTAAAAGCAAGCGCGTCAGGACTAGGCGAAACAAAGGCAATTGCTGATTTGGCTACGTCAGCTATGAACGCATACGGCAAAGAAAATTTATCAGCGAGCGGTGCTACCGATATTTTAACGGCGGCGGTTCGAGAAGGTAAATTAGAAAGTAGCGAATTGGCGTCAGTAATGGGATCTGTTTTGCCAACTGCGTCAGCCGTAGGTTTAGAATTTAAAGACGTGGGTGCTGCTATGGCCGCTATGTCAAGAACTGGAACACCGGCTGCACAGGCAGCTACACAATTAAATGCAATACTTTCAGCGTTATTAAAAACTACACCGGCTCAAGCCGATGCTTTTGCGGCACTGGGTTTAAGCGCCGCCGGATTAAGACAACAAATAAAAGACGAA